CGGCATTAATCTCCGCACTTTGAATTTGTACACCATATTTCAATTCTAGCTCATATCTACGCAAAATACCATCTTGTTCAACACGATCTCTTTCACGATCATCAGACATAATCATTTTCTGACGCTCTAAATCCAATTCTGCGGCTTTCTTTTGAATATCCGCTTGAATAGATTGAACCTGTACTTGAGCAAGCATTTCCTCTGGAGTTGGCTTTGGCTCTGGAGGTGGAGGCAGTTGGAAGTCAACAGGTAACTGGTTAAAGTAATTCTGTGAATCCTTAATACCCGCCAGTTGCAACATCTTAGTTAATGTATTTGTATACTGTGGTAAAGAAACAACAGGATTATTAACGCCAGTTTCTTTAATCAACATTTCCTGACGCATTGCTACTTGATTCAGAATATTAATTCTGTCTTCAATAGTGCCATCACCTACGCCCACATTAACGATTACATCCATATTGGCATCCCATGAACGGGGGTCAATAGGCACGAATGTATTACGCAAACGAATCATTCGCTCTTTATCTTGATTCTCAATAACGAGTTTTAAGATACCAGTAAACAATTTACGCAAACCAGTTTCAGCAAAAATACGGGCAATCATCTCAATATGCTGATGTGCGGCATTTACAGTCGCAGATACTGCGGCTTTGGTAGTGCTTTGCAATGCGTCTGCATCCAAGCCAGAGGCGGCTTTAGAAATGCCTGTACGGGTCTGTTTAATGTCATCCAAGTAGTCAAGCATTGGGAATGCTGCCTGACCAACAAAAGGAGTTGTAAATGGCTGAACCATACCTGGCGCTCTCATGCGAATAACAGCACCAACTTCTGTATTAAGGACATCTTCCATGTTGGCCTGACCTTCCACGATGGCAGTACGTGGATGGATGGACTGAGCCAAAGAGTCTAAGATGCCACGTTGGACATTGGACTTGATACGCTGAATGTCCATCACCACATCGGCAGGACACATACCAAAGAAAGTATGGGGTTCTGGATCTGGGCAGAAGTCAGCGAACTGTCTTCCATCAACAATCTCATTGCGGATAACTTTATTGCCAGTACCAACTGTGCAAATTCTACGCATCTCAGCAATGCCATCGCCATCAAAGTCTACTTTTAAGTAGCCTTCAATGTATAAAACATTCTTGCTTGATGGATCACCATTGTTTGCGGTACTGATAACAGCAAATGGATTACGAGCTTGGTACTCTTGATTGTTATCAAAGTCATTACCATTACCTGCAACCTCAACCATTTCATCGTAGTCATAACCCATAGCGACTAGATCTGAAACAGTCTTCATAGTCCTGTGGCCTACAAAAGTAGCCTCATCAATGGACTTTGCTCTGCGGTCAATCAAGAACTCTTCTGGGGGTAATGCTTCAATCTTGACTTTGCCAGATTTGATTCTGCGCTTGATCTCCACATCGTACATCATGGGTGGAGGAGTCATAATTCCTTGGGCGGCATTCTGTTCTGCCATGCCAGGAATCGGATACTCACGCACCGCAGAAATCTCAATGTCTGGGTCTTGAGTCAAGAACATCATTGTCTGCTCATCAAGCATAGAGAATGACTCTGCTTTAACTTCAACAGACTCATCCCACCAGTACTTAACAATACCTACTTTGCGTACCAAAGCATCTTTAAATGCTGAGTGGAGAATCTTAAAGCCTGGGTTATCACGCTTGAAAATAAAGTCTACATAGTCTGTAGCTTGTTCAGCAGACTGAACATCCTCTGGTCCTTGTGGTGCAAACTCAACCACACGCTCTGGGCCAAAGAAAATACGCATCAGGCTTGGCAGAATACCTTGAACTGTATCCCGCACATCCATTGATACTACTTGTGATCGGCCTTCTTCTTCGTCACCAAAGGGCTGACCATAATAGTATTCAGTAGCCAACGCACGATTGCCACCAATGTCGTCATCAATAAAAGAAATAGCATCTGTAATTTCAGCAGAGATAACTCCTTGAAGTTCTTCTTCTGACATTACCTCATCTTCTTGCATCTCGCCTTGCAAGGTTTCAGCCATCAACATTGGGTTATCTTGTTTCATTTTTAATCCTTAACGTCCAGCAATGTATGGAAGAATACCTTGTGATGCACCGCCATAACCTTGGAGTAATGATGGAATACCACCAACATAATTACTACCCATGCCACCCATACCACCGCCCATACGCATTTGTGGTGCAGACATCATCTCATCTTCTTGACCTTGTGGGCTGAAAGCGTATTTGTATGCACCAGACAACATATCACCCGCAGTAGCGTTTGGATTGGTAAATGTTTTGTAAACATCCATAGTGGGAGCAATAGCTTGATTGCCCATTCCACCAATGGTACTGCCAAGGCTTTCCATAGCGGTAGGAGGAGCCATTCCACCACTAGCAACTGCTTCTGACATACCACCTGCTTCAGCAGCAGAGGGCAAAAAAGATTCCATTAATGCGGCTAACCATGTTGGCATTTAATTTTCCTCATCTTCCATGTCGTATTCGGTCTTAGCCATCATCAACATATTCTGCTGATTCTTGGTCATCTTCTTGGTGATAGGACCACCAGATAGCCATGCTGAACAGGTACGCTCACCTGCACATTTAAAGTCAAACAGTTCACAGTAGCCCAGATTAGCTGCACCTTGGACATCTTTGGCATAGCCATCAGTCTCTTCATCAATACCTTTTAGGATGCAATCTAGCATCTCAGGTGTTTGGATAAAGGCAGCGCAGTTACCGCATCGCATCTCTTGAACTTCATCAATAGATACTGACCACATATCAGCTAGGTTCTGCCAGTACTCTTCGTTATCTTCTTCTGGGTTGGCAGGACCATAGTCAACATTCTTGATTGCCCAATTACGGGCTTTCAAGTTGACCTTGATGTCATATGTTGCGGTTGGGCAGTTCATAGTTTTACTTTGGTAAAAGTCCAGTTATTGGAACATCATACGAATCTTCTGGGAAAATCATTCGTCTTTGTTCTGGAGTCAGCATTCTTCGCTCTGCTGCGGCTCGAGCCATAGCCTCGCCTTGAAGCATTCTGTATTGCTCAAAAGCACTCATGTTTGGCAGATCTTTAAATTGAGATTCTAAACCACCTGATTGAAAACCCTCAATGTTTTGAACTGCGTGTTGCAACTCATGCGTAGTAGAACCTAATGCACCAGCTTCTGTTTTATTGCGAATGTCAGTAGTTCCTTTTCCACCAAATGTTCTTTGGTAGCTTGCCATATTTGCAGATTCTGGAAGCCAATCAGGAAGTTTAGTAACTTTCATTCTATCTGTTGTCAACAACTGTGGATATGCAGAATATAAATCTTGGTTCCTATACATACCGCCTAATGCACCTTCTAAACCACCCATATAGTTGTTGGCTTTTGAGGCAATAGATTGGTCAAAGTTGGTTCTGAATTCTGCCGTGTTGTCGGGTATTTCTTGCGACCATTTATTTTCTGGAGTTTTCCAATTTCCAGTAGCACTCCAAATTTCTCTGGGTGTAGCACCTTTTTCTTCCATGCTTCTTGCAACAGCATTAGAACTTGCATCCCAAGTTTTTGACTTAGGGCCAACAAATATTTGCCTTTGTGTTCCTTGAGCCAATTCTTGGAGAATACCTGCTGGCGCTCCACCACGTTCCATAATCTGTGGAACTACTCTTTCTGCAATCCTCTCACCTGCACGACCTGCTGCCATAGCAGCCTTATTTGCACCACTTGGTACTGGTGATAATGTCATCAAAGCATCAGCAGTCTCTGGTTTTAACAATGGTACGTTAGCCCTATTTGCATTAGTCAATGCGTTAAGCAATCCAGTTGGACTATCCGCATAAGCTGCACGCTCTACAGTCTTTGGTATGCCTGTACTTTCAATTAATCGGCCTAAGCCTTGTAACTGCTGAGTTCTTTTGGGATCTCTCATATATCCAAGTAATCCTTGGATAGCATCATTTGACAACCCAGTTAATGGATTGGCATAAGGAGTAGCCCTAAGTTCAGCCATGTTAGTTACCATTTAACCTTGTTTGCCCAAAATGCTGCACTCATCTTGCCTTTGGCAATATTCTGAGCATGACGGGCTTTAAATGCTTCGTTTCTTTTAGATCCATCAGGACTTCCAGAAACACCTTGTTGACCAAAACGAATTAACTTTACATCGTCACCAGATTTAGCCAGTACTGCGTGACTTTTCTTTGGGTGGTTAGGAGTTTTCTTTGGCTTGTTGTAGCCAGAAAACTCTTCTGAACCACGCTTAATCATTTCTTTTTAGCAGTCTTAGCCGCTTGCTTAAAGTCTTTAGCAGTAGGTGCGCCTTTAGTGCCAGGCTTTCGCATCTTTTCTTTAGAGCCAGCTTTAATTCGTTCTTGTTTGGCATTGATATTGGCATAGAGTCCAGCTTTCATTTCTTGCTCCGATTGGTAGCGGTGCGACTTCCACGTTTGGGCATAGCACGAGACTCGCTCATAGCAATGGCAACAGCTTGGTCACGGGATTTAACCTTGTCACCAGAGGAAGACTTGAGCTTGCCTCGCTTGTACTCACCCATTACCTTGCCAATCTTTTTGGCTGCTTCATCCATTTTCATAGGAATCTCCTAACATAGGTTACGTGATATTACCATATTTAAAAAAAAGAGCTACTTTTTTAGGGTAGCTCAAATGGCAACGGCAATCAGACCAAACCTCGGATCAACCTTTTGATCGGTTTACCCCAAGACAAGTTAGACCCCCATGAGATGGTGGCGGCATCGGAGGCAAATGTCAAGACAAATGCGTCAGCCATGTCGGGAGATTTCAATCCCCTACGTCTAATATCATCTTTAGATTCGATTTTTATTTTGCCATTAGATGTAAAGGTGTACCTTACAGTCGCCAGTTCAGCAATGAAATCTTCGTTGTTGGGGATCTTGCAGTCCCTTTTCTCTAGCCAAGCCTTGGTTTTATGCCAGAGTTCGGCTCTAAGGTTCAGATACGTCCCACCCATAGCAGGGCTTTCGGACACGTTAATCCCACGGCAGGGAAGCTTTAGTTCTCTTAATCGGTCAACAACACCAGCACCTAGGCCAATAGAGTCAACCAGAATCTCTGTCGGTTTACTCTTGTGGTCACAGGCTTCGTATTGGGCAACTACTGCACCAGTTAACTGCATCAGATCCAGGTTTCTCCACCTCTCAAGAGTGTGTACAACATTAGACTGACGTTTACATAGAACTGAAGAATCGGAGCCAAAACGAGCCACATCGAGTCCCCAAATGATCGGAGCATCTTCATAAGCTCTTGTATCCCTGTGTTTAGCAGACTCAAGCAACTCCATAGGGATAATCGTGTCATCATCGCTCCTTGGAAACTCACCCAGAACCCTGATCCGATAGGCGTTACTTTCCTCGCCATAGCGGGATTTCATGTCTTCTACGTACTCTTTACTGACCCTAGTAGAGTCAATGCAGGATACTCTCTTTGTCCACCACTCATCTTTGAGCCGATTATGGGTGTCAAAAAAGAAGCCAGAAGACCTAACTGGATTCCCTAGCAGGATGGTCAAAGCGTTATGTCCTGACATAGAACCTGCAGCGGCCTCAAATACTGCCTCTGGGACACCAGAAGCCTCATCCGCAACCAACATGACGTTCTCAGAGTGGACACCTTGTAGAGCTTCAGGTTGTTCAGCTCTACTTGTCCTTGCAGAGATGAATGCCTCTGTCGCACTTGCTTTGAGTTCAATCCTCTCTTGTTTGACATCAAGTAGGTCTTGGATAGGCTGGGGTAATTCTTTAACCCACCTCTTAAGCTCGGCAAACAAAGCGTCATACAGTTGGGCAGAAGTAGGGGCAGTCACCACCACCTTCACAGGATACCTGGTCAACAAGAACCAAAGCATTGCCCAAGAAGCGGTGGTTGACTTACCCACCCCGTGACCAGACCTGATTGATATCTTTCGCTCACCAGAGGCTACGGCAGTTAAGAAGTCTTGTTGCCAATCATCAGGCTCTACTCCTAGGACTTCTTTAACAAACAGAACAGGGTCATTCCTGTATAGGGTAATGAACTGGATAAACGGGTTATGTGCCATTGTTTTCCAATGTCTCGACAACCACCTCGGCTTTACCCATGTGCTTTAAAGCTTGGAGGTGTAGATCACCTAGACTGATATTGACTTGGGTCTTAGCGGTATCTCCGTAGTTCTCAGGGTCAAGCTTGGAGGCCATCCACTTACGGGTGTCTACTTGGAGCCTGGCTTTGTTAACTCCACTATTGCTTGTCTCATCTGCTTGGTCAGCAATATCTAAAGCCTCTTCTGCCAGTTTCTCAGCCTTTAGTTTCCTAGCAGCGAGTACCGCATCTCTACGCTCATCAGTATGGTTAATCCAGAAAGAAAGCATGGGCCTAGAACACTCTATGAACTCTGCCAAGCGTCCTATGGTCATTCCCTGAGAGATATGTGCTGTAACGAACTCTATCCCCCCAAGCTCTTCTATCTTCTTCTCCAACGCTCTCCTCATAGGAAATCCTGCCATATCTTCTCCTTGATTTAATGGATACAAATTCTAAACTTTAAAAAAATTTT